AGCTAGTGTTGAACAGTTCATCCATTGAAATTCTAGGTCTAAAGTAAAAGTTGTTTGTTTTTTTGTCATATGATTTTAAGATCAATTTATTAATTTCTTTATAACCTTCAAAGTTTTTAGCATATAATCCAATATGGAAAGCCTCTCTCTTCTTTTCTTCAAGAGTTGTTGTTAGATAAGCCTCTATACCAAAAACAAATTTGATGCCAGCTTCTTCAAATAATCTTTTCTTTTTGGTGTGTTCAAAAACATTTCCATGTTCACTAAATGCAAATGTTTTAATGTTTAACTCTTTAGCTTTCTCAACATAATCATCGATGCTACTACAACTATCAATCATTGTTGGATTTGAAAGGTGACTATGTACGTGAAACGGGAAATAGTATTCATTCATTATTTAACCTCCTCAAAGAAATCTTCTCCTAATAATTCAATTAAATCATCTTCATCTTTAACTGATCCTGAATACTTGGCTTTTTCTGCTTTGTATGCATTCCACGGAGCATGCAATTTAGAGCTATATCCACCAAGATTGTTCAAATAATAAGTATCCTTATCAGTTACTTCTTTCCAAAATAATTTTTCATCTTTTGTTTCGTGGTATTTCTTTGTTTTTTCTTCTATCTCTTCTAATATTACAATCATTCTATTTGTAAATCTATCAACAATTTCTTCGTTAATATCTACATACACATAACAATCTCCAATGATAAACTGATCCTTGACATCATCTGGAAGAGAGTCGATACTGTTTAAGTCTTTTACCATTGAGACTTCATTGTTAATTGTGGTGTTATCATACCCCAAAGTTTTCATTTTAGTTACAATTTGTGATTCAAGTTTTTGCATAAGACTAATTCTTTCAATAATTCTTGTTTTAGTGTTTCCATTTTTTAATTGATATGATACTTCTACATACTTCAAGAAGTTCCATCTTAATTTAATTTTATCGTATGGAATTTTATTTCTTTGATGGATTCCAATTCCATAACTTATTAACTGACCGGCATTCTCAGTCTTTTTATCATTTTTATATATAGTTGAAGTTTTATAATCAGTTACGATAACTTCTTCAATTTCTTTTTTACCAATTCTTTCAGTCACATCTATAAAACCTTGGAATAAAAATCTACCAAGCAAGAATACTATAAATGCTTCGTTGATTCTTTTGTCTGCGTTGGTTACAATATGATTCTTAAAGAAATGAGATACGGCATTTTGATACTTCTTTTTTATCTTTCCGTTTGCCGTAGAATCTCTTTTGTCGTATTTTAAGCCAGACATATCAAATTCTAAAACAACATCTTCCCACTCTTCATACATTTGTTCATATGTGATCTCATTATTATAAAATCTTTCAAGGATGTCATGGACTTTACCACCCATCCATCCATATGCATTGCTATCTAAATCTGGTTTTTTCTTAAGAACATATTTTAAGAAATATTCATATGGGTCTCGTATATATGTACTCAACTTTGAATACGAATATATATCATCTACGCCATACTTCTTTTTAATTTTGCTAATCATTTTTCTATCTACTTTTGGCATATTTCTTCTCCTGTCCCTCTTTTATCTTCTCCAAATACTTTTCATGATGTCTCTCATCATACTTATATCTATTATTAAACAATGTTTTATAATCGTCGTTATGTGCATCTGCAGGACTGTCTTTTTCTCCAATCAATCCTTTTGTGTCTTTAATATAACTAACCATTCTCTTGCGATAAAACTTATCACATATTTCCCACACCTTTAAAGGCTGAATATCTTTATCCATTGCAACTATTATTTCAACATTGAGGCTTATTAATATAGCAACTTGTTCGTCTGATATCTCGTGCATACATAATGCAACCCCAGTTCCATCATCTCTAGTATGTCTTTTTAGAACTGATTTCTCAGCCTCATATATCACAACGTATCCCTTTTCTTGTATTTCTTTATAATTCTCATTCAACCCATATAAATTCATTGATTTATAATGTCTCTTTAGTGGAAAATACTTATGTATTCCAAGCTCCTTATGATTTTCAATAATGGTTCTCCCCATTATACCGATAAAGTCATTTTCTTCTCCTGCCCAATATCTATGTGGGATAACAATTCTATTTGATCGTGGATCGAAGGCCAATGAAAACTTATCATGTGTCTTTTTCAATATTCCTTCTCTAATAAAATTGATGTGTGGCAAGTGAATATAATCCCTCATTGCTTCTTTATGGAATATTTCTACTTCATATTTTTGATCTTTATATCTTCTTTTCTTTTTAAATATTGATGATGGGCTTTTAACTTTTTTCTCTTCTTTTTTCTTATATGTTCTTTGAACGCCAAGTAAGTCTGCTATGTAGCCAACAGCTTTAACAAAATTTACACATCTTAACTCCATTACAAGAGTATATATATCACCTTTAAACTCAAAACCAGATGCGAATGACCTAACACTCAAAGAGTCGTTATAGACTCTAAGAGCAGTAGGGTTTGTCTTATCTGGTAGTGCGCATCTTGTTTCTTTATTGTTTTGAGTTATACTGTGACAACCAAGACTCAAAAGAATTTCTTCGATTTTATTGTGTTTTGATATATATTCTTTTAACTCGTAAGCATTCATCAATAATCACCTCTTATGTATCGTGTGGTACGTTTGTAATTCCTACTTCTTTAATAGTATTTCTAGCAAGGTCTCTTTCTGCAACTATTTGAAACTCGTTGGTTGAACCCTCTCTATTCTTTACTACAAATATAATTTGATATTTTTTATTTTCATCTATTTCAACTGGAATCTTGTCGTTGTTTTCATCTAAGTTGTATACCGCAAGTTCTCTCGCTCCCCCTGGATACTCATCTTTAAACATAGTTCTAATCATTATACATGTTGAAGCAACATCCACAATACCTTTTGCTTCACCAATGTTATATTGAGTAAAGTACCTTTGAAGGTTACTAGCCTTGTTTAATTGAAATGTCGGTATAATATGAACATTTTTCACACTATCTTTAATAGTATCATATATTTCAACCATGTTTTGATTCATATTACCCCTAACGTCATTAACATTAGAACCTTTATCCGGTTTAAAAGTGTCTAGTACGAAGAAGTCAACTCCAAGACTGGCATACTTTTTAATAATTTTAACTGCTTTCTTTGTATTGTAGTGTTGCAATTCAATAACGGTTATTTGTCTATTATCTTTCTTCTCAATTAACCAGTCTGCACATTTTCTTAATAGTTGTTTGAACTCAGGAGTATATTTACCATCTCTAACCTTGTGTTTTGGAACATCTTCTTGGTATATATTATTTGCTACCCACACAAGCATCTCTCTTTGCCATTTTTTAAGTCCTTCTTCATTAAGCATTACAACAACCTTCTCATCATTCTCAATAATTGATGGGAAATGGACATCTCTAACCATGGCCGTCTTCCCCGCACCACTCACGCCACCAATTAAAGTTATGTTCCCAAGAGAGCATCCTCCGGTCAAATGATTTAATATAGGCATATTGTGAAAAGGCAACCCAATAGCCTCTCCTTCATCGAAGTCATCAATTAGATCATAAAGTCCATATGAAATGTCATAGCTTTTAATTTCTGTTTCAGCGTTAATAAATATGTGGTTTATTTGTGTTTCATATCCGTCGTATATCTCCTCTATACTCATATCAGCAAAATTTGACAATTTAGATTTAACTGGAAATCCTTTTTTTAATAAATTAAACACGCTATCCCACTTATGCAAATCCAAAATATACCCGTTTAGATTTGCAACGTCAACATATTCTTTCATCGTCTCTATTTCTTGCCATCCACCATATTCATTATATTTATCTTTTAACTTTGGATGTTTATCAAGGTAAAAATCTACCGTTATCTCATCTAGTTTTTCCTTCTTTTCATTTATGACAATATCATTAGCTATTTGCCAATACACTTTGTACATATTCTCATGAAATGAATCAAGTGATATTTCGTCGTGATCATACATCAAGTTTGGGCTTTTCCAAAAGATTGAAACTATATTTGCTTCGGCTATCATTTTATAATCTTTTATCTTTTTTGCTGTTTCAATCATTTCTTTTTGACTTTCGGTTAGTTCTTTTTTTGACATCTACCACAAATCCTCCTTGACTCTAGTTTTTCTCTTCTTGCTTGACTTGTATGAAGCCTTCTCATTATCTTTCTTTATCATGACGTCAACAGATTTAGTCTCTTTTCTTCTTTTTTTCTTATCAACAAGAGATTTGATAGCGTCATTAATGGAACTTTCTACAATTTTCAACACTCCATTAATTTTATGTCTTTCATTCTCAAACTCTGTTCTCATTATATATCTGTCAATATCTTTCTTTTTATATTTAAAGGTGTACAGTATGATTCTAAAGCTGTATACCCTCTTCCTGTCATCGTTTTTGTGATGCATATATTCACCATAGGCCATAGATTTAAGTCTCTGTACGGTGAATCTATTAAGTTTCATGCTATCATCGTACTTCATTATTTCCTTTTTAAAGTATTCATATAGCGCATCCCATGCGATCTTTTCTTTTTCACTCATCTTAGCCATTTAATACACATCCTTATTTAAAGATAAAGGGGCAATTAAGCCCCTATTTTATTTACTTATAAATCTTTAATATTTTTGATAAACTTTTTAATATCGTTAACGGCATTATCATTCCAGTTTTTTAGATCAATTTTATGCTCAACAATTGCCTTTTTAACTCCTGCTCTTTGCTCAGAGTCCATATCTTTGACAATTTTCTTATAAACATTTTTTAGCTTATCTTTATCTTTGATATCATTTTCTTCTTTGATATCTTCTTGTTTCTCTTTGAGAGCTACTTTTTGCTTTTTCTCTGCTTCTTTCTTTTGCTCAGCGGCTCTTTCTTCAATTGTTTTGTCGGTTTTTTTCTTGCTTGCTTCTTTCCTAATTGCGGTTTCAACAGCATCTTTATATTCAAAAGGGCTAAACTCAATCTTGTCAACAATGTCTGCAAATCGTGATTTAGAATCTACACTAAACCCTTCGTCTCTAAAAGCAATAACACGTCTCTCATTTGCAATGCTACCTTTCTCTTCATCTTTGCCGTTAATCTTTCTTCCAGTCTTTTCAACATTAACACTTCTATCAATATAGGCAACACTTAAAAAGTGCATTTTTGTTC